AGTCGCTTCAGGAGCGGCTTGAGGCGGGCCAGGTCAAGATGGTTCTTGGAGAAGACGGTCAACACATTTTAGTCAAGGCGGACGGCTCCAAGCTAACGCCATCAATGCCACGCATCCCAGCTGATTACTAAGGAGCACTATGACCGAACAACAAGACATCGAGAATGACGACGAATTAGACGAGAAGGACGAGCCATCGGTTACCGAGGAGGGCGACAACACCATCGTTGACCTTGAGCCCCGGAAGTCCCGGAGAGAGCGACGGGCTGAGCGGCCCAACCTGATGAGTCGAGTGGCTGAGGCTGAGCGAGAAGCTCGGGAAGCCCGTGAAGAGGCGTCCAAGGCTCGTGCGGAGGTGGCTCAGTCCCGGGAGCGGTCTCAGCCCAAGCAACAGGACGAGCTGGCCAGTATCTTCAAAGAGCAACAGGACCTAGCCCGAAGGGCAGCATCCTCTCCTGACCGTGAGGCCGAGCACTGGGACGAGTACCAGAAGCTGGAGCAGCGGAAGTTCCAGGCTCAGGCCCGAGCGAACGGCTACGCGCCTGCGGGCGACGTGGAAGCTCGGACTCAGCAGGCGTCGGCCGAGATGACCATGCGGATGAACTTCCCGGACGTCATGAGCAACCCTAGGGCGTTCGAGGTAGCCAAGAACTACTACCAGATTGAGCGCCAAAAGAACCCCAATGCCGAAGGGGCGACTCTGCTCGAAAGGGCCATGGAGTACGCTCGGAGGGACTTCGGGCTGAAGAAGTCTCCGGCACCTTCGCAGGGCGACAAGGAGATGTTCACCGGCCCTGGCAAGAGCGCCGGCTCCTCAGGGGGCTCCAACCGGTTCGTTCTGTCGGCAGAAGCGCGTCAGTTCGCTGACGTCTCGCACAAGCACATCAAGGACCCGACGCTTCGGTACTCAACGTACGCCAAGCAGGTCATCGCTCAGAGGAAACGCGCTGGCTGATTTTCCTTGACTAAACAAAATTGCTCCCTTTAGGGTGATTGGGTCGGCGCAGCATTCAGCCAGGAATGACGTCGGAGCGGCCCAATCTCCCAGGAGGACGGTCAGTTGCAGAAGGGTGACCCCGCCGGGTCAGGCAGACGGCGAGGCAAACTCTTTTTGGAGAACTGACTAAATGGCTACTCGCAAGGACCCCGAACTCCGCAAGGTAATGTCAGCCGACGACGAAGGTCGCGTGAAGAACGCAGACCCGCGTATGGTTTACGTGTTGGCCTACAAGGGCGACGACGACACGGGCTTAGCCCACTATCTTGAGCTTGGTTACGAGGCAGTCCGCTACAGCGATGGTGGCGAAAGACTTAAGGTCGGCGTGACCGGCGAGACAGGTTCCTTCATTGAATGGAAGGGGCACGTCCTCTGTCGCATTGAGCGCGAAGTTCGCGATCAGATGCAGAGGACTGGCGGAGAGGGTTGGGGCATGGGCAGCGACTACACCGATCTGGTGGAGCGAAAGATCACCGGGCGCGGCGGCATTGACGGCCTGCGAAGCGACCAAAAGTACTACGAGATTCAGAACACCACTAAGCGCGGCGAATCAATTACCGCTTAAGGAAATGTATCATGAGCGACAACAGCGCAAAATACGGATTTAGACCGATTCGTAGCTACAGCGGCCAAGCTTCCCCTGTGGAGGTCACGGTAGCGACTGGCTATCAGGCGACCAATGACGCAGCCGGCGTCAACGTCGGGCTCTCGATTGGTGACCCGGTAAAGCTTGTGAATGACGGCTCTGTGGCCCTGGCGAACTCGACTCAGCCCGCCTGGGGCATTATCGTCGGCGTAAAGCAGTACTGGGACGGCTCAAAGATTGTCAGCGGCAACTACGTTCCCGGAGCTACGGCTTGGTCCACCCTACAGGAGCGCCGAACGATTCTGCTTGTTCAGCCTCTCGACCCTCTCTCGGTGTGGGAGATCGACGTAGACGACAAGGTCACGGCAACAACCGAAGCCGGGTACCGAGCTTTCATTGGTGCGAACTGCACGCACGTTTGCCTCGGCGACAACACGACCAACGCTTCAAGGCCGACGGCCAACCCGAAGTTGGATATCTCGCTTCAGGCGACCACGGCAGGTTTGCTCTGGCGCATCTTCGCGATCAGCCAAGTGACGCAAGACTACGACGGAACCTTCGTCAAACTGTTGGTCCAGGCTAACATCGGTCAGCAAGCTGGTCAGGCCGCTACCACCATCGCCGGCATCTAAGGAGTATCATGACTACTTTCTCAGGCAACGTATTCAACGCCTTCAAGGAAACTATCGACAACATCGTGGACGACTCGACCGATGGGATCGAGAGTTCTGCGGACTTCGTGAAGTGGTGCGAAGTCGGCACCATGAAGGACGCCTTCGTCGATGACCTCGAAATGGGCGGCCCAGGCTACGCCTACGAAAAGACGGAAGGCCAAGACATCTCCTCTGGGGACATCAAAGAAGGCTACATGACCCGTTATTGGGCGCGGACCTTCGGGCTCCGCATTCAGGTCAGCGAAGAGACTTCCGAGGACGTGAAGTACGATAAGGTCCTGATGGCGGGGAAACGCGCCAAACGGGCTCTGTGGAAGACGGCGGACGTGGAAGCGACGAACATGCTTCAACGCGCCACCAACACTGCCTTCGTAGGCGGCGACGGTCAGCCCTTGGCTTCGGCGTCTCACTCCCTACCAAACGGCGGCACCTTCTCCAACCAGATGGCTACTCCTCTGTCAGCCAGTCGGGCTGCCATGATTTCGGCCGTGACCTCCATCCGCAAGATGGTCGGACACGACGGGACCATCGAAGGGTACGAGCCTAAGGCCATCCTGTGTCCAATCGACCAGTGGGCAACGTGGCAGTCCATCACTCAGAGCAAGATTTCGCCCGAAGCGGGTAACTTCTCCGAGATCAACGTCATCAACAAGCTCGGGCTGGATGTTCATCCGCTCAAGTACTGGACCAACTCGACGACCAACTGGTGCGTTCGCACCGACGTTGAGAACGGCATCAAGTTCAATTGGCGCCGCAAGCCCCGCTCCAGGAGCTGGGTTGAGAACAGCCAAGAAGTCATGACCTGGGCGGTTACCGCTCGCTGGGCGCGCAACTGGTCTGACCCTCGCTCCATCTTCTTCGTCAACGCCTAAGGAGTCGCCATGTTTGTAGCTGGACAATCACTCGGAGACACTCCGCTCATTCAGGGCAGCTCAGCCTTACGGACCAACTACGGTCAGATCCAGAACCCGGTTGGGCGAGTAGTCGCCTATGTCGGGACCGCATTGGACTGTCTGAGCCAGGACCAGCTTGAGAAGCTGGTTCCGACTTTGGCGGCCGCTCTGCCTCGCTGTAAAGCGGGCTGCGGGGACGTCATCTACATCCTCCCCGGGCACGCGGAGAACGTAACTTCCGCAACGGCTTTGGCTGGCCTGGTGGCAAACACCAAGATTATTGGTCTCGGTGAGGGCCGTGAGCGCGGCACGTTCACCTGGACGGTTGCTGCGGCCAGCTGGGCTGTCACTGTAGCCAACGTCAAGATTCAGAACCTCATTCTGAACATGGAGGGCGGAACGACCGGGACCACGACCACGGCGCCGCTTACGTTGACCAGCGCCACAGGGTTCAAGCTCATCGGCTGCGACATTCGCATGGCGACTGACGCGAACAACAAGGTGGCCATCGGCATCACCGTCACGACGTCTGACTTCGTTGAGATACTTGCCAACCGAATCTTCGGCGCAACGGCCGGCGAGGTCACGACTGCCATTCGGGTTGTCGGCTCGAATAACCTTCGCCTGGTCGGCAATGACATTGAGGTGGCGACCTCGGCGGTAGCCGTAGGCGTGGTTCAGTTCCTTACCACACTGTCAGCCTTCGTCTTCTCGGAGTCGAACGTCTACCGGAACAACAAAGCCTCCTCCACCTCAGCGGTTGTTGGCATGGCCGGCGTGGCAGGCGTAGCTCGCTACGACCAGCTCTGCATCCTGGCAAACGCCCTGCTCATCGGCTGGACGACTGGTGCCAGCATGCAGTTTCACCGGTGCACGATTTGCAACGAGCTGAATGAGTCCGGCGCTGAGGGTGTAGTAGCCATCTCGGCATAAGGATGACCTATGGGACGTACTATAGGCCGACATTGGCCCTCTAGCGCGCCCCGAGGTGACTACGTCGTTCTGTGCGACTATTGCGGCGTAAGATACCGCAGGAGTCAACTCGTCCGTAAGGGCAACGGCAGGCTGGCCTGCTCGGGCCCAGGAACGCTCAACGACGCTGACGGACGAGACGAGGTGGAGCTGTCAGAGGTGACGGGTCGCGGGACAGCTCGCTACCCGGGAACCCCTCAGGACGGAGGCAACTATGGTAACGTCTAGCACCTCGACCCGAGAGTTCAGCGCTCAGGAGATAATCGTCTCGGCCGCTCGTCGAGCCGGGGTGTTCCCCATTGACGGGCAGCCCACGGGGCCTCAGTTCACGAGCCTGCTGACGTTTGGCATCGATGAGCTGGACAAGATTCTAGACAGCGTCGTGGCCGAGAGCAGCATCCAGCGAGCCATCGAGCGATACGCTGTCACGACCGTAGTGAGTCAAGCGGCCTACACGCTGCCTGAGACCACGGTGGACGTTCTCGGATTCGGTAGCTACTCGGAGACAGGCTCTGTCACCACGACGCCGCTGAGGGGCATCCTGCGAGACGAGTACATGCTCATCTCGGACCAGACGTCCACTGGTCGACCGACGCTGTTCTACTTGGAGCAGACGACGGCGGGGACTGTTGTCCATCTGTGGCCGCTCCCGTCGGTGGTGGGGACTGCGACCTTCCAACGGTACCGACTCCTGGCTGACGTGGGGACGGCGGCGAACACGCTTGACCTGCCGAGGCACTGGGTGGATTACCTGTGTTGGGCTCTGGCCCATCTGATGGCGTGTGCGAGTGGCTTTGAGCCGGCTACGCTCGGGTACATCCGGAGCCAGTCAGAAAAGGCCTTGAAGCTCGCGAAGGGGTTGAGCGCTCAGCGCTGGCCCATCTCTTTTAGGATGAACTACAGGTCAGGTCAAAGCCGATGACGACTACAAGTTTCCCAAATGGCCTAGGCGGAGTCCTGGGCACGTCCTTGGCTATCGGAGGTCCGATCTACACCACGGGCACCTTTACCTACGTGGACTTCGTGAATGGACTTGACGCAAACACAGGGACGAACCGCGAGCAACCGAAGAAGACATTGGGGAACGCTGTCACGTCCCTTAGCGGTCTGGACAATGTAATCGTCCTAATCAACAACCACACCGAGACACTGACGGACGACATCAACATCTCAAGCGTGATGGTGGTGGGCGAGGGGTCGGCAGGCGGAATTCCAACGGCAACCATCACGCTGGGGGCCTATAGGCTGATTAGTAATAGCGGCTCCGGATCGCAACTTCGGGGCATTAAGTTCGTCCATGCGCCGGGCTCCCTTCAGGCCGGCATAGACGTCAGCGCTCCCGGATTTCATATGGAAGATTGCTATGTGGTGGGCTCGGGGCTTGGTCGAGCGCTGGCGATGGCCAGTGCGGCCACGTCGGCCAAGATCATCAATTCAACCTTTATTGCCGCCACGACAGGCGGAGTTCCGGCCTCGCTGATGTACTCCAGCGCAGCCATCACAGACCTCTACATGAAGGGCGTGACGTTTAGCAACGGGGGCACATACTGCTCCAGCGGGTTCTCTTTGGATTTCACGCTGGGAGCGCACGTGCGGCTTCGGATTGAGGAACTCAACCTGCTTCTGGGGGCAGACGCCAAATTCAACGCGGCGGCCGACGGATACGCAAAGCTTGGGTCTATGAGCAACTCGGCACGGGTGGACTGGTAATGCATCTCTTAGCGGCACTTGCTGGCGGCCTTAGCTCAGCGGCATCGGGAACAGCTCGAATCTATCAGCGCGGAACCTCGACCCGCGCTACCTACTACACGGACTTCGAGGGCTACAGTGTAGTCTCAAGCGGTCTGGACGTGGTTCTTGACGCCAATGGGGCGGCGGTCATCTACGTGAATCAGCTGGTGGACGTGTCCGTCTACACGGCGACCGGCGTACTGGTGGAGACGTTCAACGCGGGAGCGGCGGCGTCCTCCATCGAGGTCAGAAGCGTGTCCTTCAGCGGGACGGACTATCGGACTGGAGGGGTGGCTGCTGGCAACCCGCAGGGGCTAGACACTGTCCTGGACCTCTGGAAGACCTCGGCCAATAGCACAGACTTCAACGTTGACTTTCAAGGCTCGGCCATCAGTCTACGCACTGCGTTCTGGCGCGGTAGAGCCGTCGTCAACGTCATGAACCCGATCTACGGAGCCGTAGGTGACGGGGTTACGGACGACTACGCGGCGATCTTGGCAGCGGTTACCGCCGCTGGACAGACGGGTGTCGTTTTCTTTCCGGCCGGGTCGTACCTGCTCAACACTACGCTCAACATAACCAGGCAGATAACCCTCTTAGGCGTCAGCATCGGCGTTGAGGAAGGAGCCGCATCGGGCGATCAGTCGTTCATGCTTGGAAAGATAACAAACGCAGGAGCTGGGATCGGCGGAACAACCTTTTCCGCTGTCGGTATGACATTTGGGAACAGGTCAGACGTTGCAGAGACCCCTATTACCTTGACCGGTACAGGCGGGTCTTTCTTTGAGAACTGCAAGTTTATCCTCAGCTTCGTGTCCGGCGTCGGGTACGCGGCGAACATCGGCTCGGTCGCCGGCAACGTAACTTTCAGAAACTGCTTCTTCAGCATAAACCCGACCGCGCAAGGGATCAGGACCACCACTGGAGCGACGCGGATTCGAGTCAAAGTCCAAGGGTGTCGATTCTCCCTGAACGGGGTCGATCACATCGGAATCGCCATCTCTGGAGCCGGGATAGCGGTAGACGGTTGCTTCTTCGACTTTGTCAACTCGTGTGATGGCGCCGTCTACATCAACCCGGGCTCCAATGCTATCGACGGCGCGTGGTTCGGCAGCGCCACCAACAACATCTTCTCGGGCAGCTCCAGCCTTCTCACCCCCATCGGGAACAGCACGGACGCTCCCGGCGCCGCAGCCGTCTACCTGGAGTCGGGAAATCTCTTCCTGAACAACGGCGGACTGTTCGGCACGGGCATCACTGCGCCCATCCAGCTTCTTTCGGCAACAGCGGCGGCTCCTGGGCTTCAGTTTCGTTCTCGAAGCACGATGCAGAAGCAGGACAGCTTTGTCGCCGACACGTACGCAATCAACACCTACTCATTCGGCTCGGCTTACCTACGCAAGACCGGGGGCGCCGCAACACTTACGGTGAGCGCAACCGTTGGTCTCTTCATGGTCGGGTGGTCTCTCGATGTAATCGTGGACAACGCGACCGGTGGTAACTTAACGGTTACCTTCAACGCCGCTCAGTTCATCGGAGCGTTTACCGCGGTGATAGCGAACGCCAAGCGCCGCACTCTCCGTTTCGTTGCCACTGACCTTAACGGCACCTACCGCTGGATTCAGGTTGGAGCCGACGCTGGAGACCTCTGATGGGGACCCAAAACGTCATATTCGGAGGCAGTCAGGCCTCGGGTCTGGACGAGCTGTCAGGCGCTTCTCCGATCTCGATGAACGTCATCCTGGACCAGGCGGGAGCTATTCGGCGCCGTCCAGGCATCTCCGCCTTTAGTGACCTGTACACAGGAGTCATTGACCCGCTCGGCCTCGTGGG